TCAAAGTTTGATTAAAAATAAAATTCCAAGATTTGAAACTGGAGCACATAAATACTTATTATCAGAGGTCAAAACTCCTTACCTAGATCTTGCTGAAGCAGAATGGGACACCATATGTGTACTACCACTAGAAGAATTTGTGATGGATTTAGGTGGTGTAGAAATTCCAATTCCATCAAATAAAGTGTGGGGAAGATAAATGGGAATAGTTTCTGGAGATAAACAAGTAAAACCAGGATGGTATCAAGATGGCAGTGATCCAGATATTTACAGAGCTTACATAAAAAGTTCTGCAGTAGGTAGCGTATATATTGGAGACTATATCTATGAATTTAATACAAGAACTGGAGGATCTAATATTTTAACTGGAGGATTATTCAGACAAAATATATGGCAAGTGAATGGAAGCGATCCATATAAACCAGTGAATGTAAATTCCGAAGTGATAAAAAGTCTTAAAGCTGGGGGAGGACTAGATGTTACTGCTCTACAAAAAGTAGATCAAAATTATGCAAACTGGGCAAGAACAAATTTACCTTTAACTGGAGTTCAAGAACAAAGATTAAATTCTTTAGGTAGATTTAGTCAAGCACAACAACCTGCTCCACCAAATAGGGATCCAAATGCTCCTGATTCAGGATCCAATCCTCCAAATACTGGAGGTGCTGGAGGTGTTGGAGGTGCTGGAGAATCAGTTTCATTTGACAATAATTTAAGTAAATATGGAAAAAATCAAAACTATTCAGGAGTTATTAGGTATCCAGAAAATATAAACTTACGCCAAGATTACATGATGATAAGTCAATTTAAATATGTTGTTCCTGATGTATTTAAATCTGGATTTGATTCTGCAAATACATCTGAAATTTTAGGAAATAAATCTTTAAGTTCAAGAGAATTTAAAGATTTAAAAGGATCTATAATTCTTCCTATGCCAAACAATATATCTGAGGCAAATGAAACTGGATGGGGATCAAATGAACTTTCTACTTTATCAGCAGCAGCATTAGGAGTAGGTATAAACGCAGCAAAAAGCATCACTGAATTAGATCTTCAAGGTTTCATTGGAGGATTAAATGGAGGACTTCAAGGAGCAAGAAGTGCTGCTGCTTCAGAAACTATAATAAAATTAGCAACATTAAATGCTGGAGCATCTATAGTTAGTAAATTTGGTCTTAATGTAGATCCCTCTGCATATCTATCAAGAGCTACAGGAACAGTAGTCAATCCAAATCTTGAACTACTGTTTCAAGGTCCAAAATTAAGGTCATTTCAATTTCAAATTAAAATGACCCCAAGAAGTCAAAAGGAAGCAAACAACATTAGAAGAATTATTAAATTCTTTAAAAAAGGAATGGCTGCTCAAAGGTCAAATGCATCAGAAACTTCATTTTTCTTAGGAGCTCCAAATGTATTCCAAATTAAATTCATGTCAAATGGTAAACAATTAAGAAGTATTACTCAAATTAAAACCTGTGCACTAACTAATTTTACAGTTGACTATACTGCAGATGGTTTTTATTCAACCTATGAAGACTCTACTGCTAATGGTTCCCAACCAATAGCAACTAACATAACCATGTCATTTTCAGAGTTAACCCCAATATATGAAGATAACTATGGAATAGATGATCATGTTGGATTTGGAGAAGATCCAGATCTTAATAGTTTAGATTCATCCAACTTTGAAGCACCAGGAGAAACTCCAAATACTCCTACTCCTACTCCAGGATCTTCAAGACCTTCAGCAGGAGGTGCAAGTGCTCCAGTAGCATTACCAACAAGAGTATTTCAACCTGGAGGTTCTACAGCAGTTCCAGGACTTGACTTTGATCCTAATAGATTTGGACAAGATTTTGGTTCTGGAGTAAGAGGAATATAGTACCATGACATACTTCAGGAATTTTTCGGATATCTTATATCCTTCTCAACTACAATCTAAAAATTCATCTTCTGATTTAGTAAGAGTTAAAAATCTATTTCGTAGATCTAAAATTCGTGATGACATACTTAATAGTGTAATAGCATTTACCAAGTATAAAATTATTGGAGAAGAACGACCAGAACAAGTTGCAGAGAAAATATATGGTAGTTCTACATTTGATTGGGTAGTTTTACTATCAAACAATATAACTAATGTTAGAACTGAATGGCCACTATCAGACTTTGAATTTGATGAATATATTTCTAGAAAATATACTTCAGAACAATTAGTAGAACCTCATCATTATGAAACAGTATCTGTCTATGATAATAGAGGAAAACTTATAGTTCCTTCTGGAAAATTAGTTGATTCTGATTTTACAGTTACATACTTTGAACCATCCATTCAACAGTTTAATGTTATTACTGTTCCATTTTCATTTGACTCAACATCACAAAAATTTGATTCAACTTTAATTAAATTTGACTCAGAAAAAGTAGTAGAAAATATACAAGGAGATACAGTTACAGTTAACCCAGTAAAATCAGTGAATGTGTATGAATATGAAATTGCTCAAAATGATAATAAGAGAAATATCTATGTACTAAAGCCAAGATTCTTACAGACTATTATAGATGATATGGAAGAAATAATGTCATATGGATTTTCATCTCAGTATGTAGATATAAACACAAAAAAAGGAGGTGAGTAATCACCTCCCAAATTCATCATTCTTCAGCCAACCTTTGGAAATAACTCAGAGAATCATCATCTTCATCATCAGAAGATTGTGATGCTTTACTGTTAGAAGTAAACCTGGGAAGATCAACCACTTCTTCCTCAAGAACACCACGAGAATCATCTTCATCTTCAGTAGATTCATCTTGCTTAGGAGTAGTCTTTTTGCCAAGAACTGCTTTCAGTCTACCATCAAGTTGTTCATAAGACTTGAAGTTTTCTACCTTCATGAACTCCTGAAGAGAGTATGCCTTTTTCCAAATTCCTTCAAGGGTATCATCATCAAAGTCTCCCAGAGTAGAAGGAGATTCAAACTCAGACTTATCATAGTTCCAATAACCATCTTTCTTGGTGATCTTCACTTTAAAGTTGGCACCATTCCAGAAGTCAAAAGGATCAATAGGAGTTTCATCATCAAACTCAGGTTGCATAGCAGCAGAGATCTTATCAAAGATCTTCTTACCATACTTGAATAGGAACACTTTCCCTTCATTTTCAGGGTGTGCCTTATCGCTCACAACATAGATGTTGGAGTAGTAAGAAAGTTTACGCTTTCTTTGACGAACAATTTCTTGGTTTGCTTTGCTTCCAGTATTCCACAGTTCACGATTTGCTTCACAAACTGGACACTGCTGACCAAGAGTTGTAAGGCAATTATCAATCAACCATCCACCAGTTCCCTGGAAGGCATGATTATACACTTTTGCCCATGGAAGATCTTCTCCCTCTGGGGCAGGAAGGAATCTGATAACTGCAAATCCATTACCTGCTTTGTCTACTTCAGGTTTCCACAGTCTATCATCTGAGGAACTACTTGAAGTATTCATCTTCTCTACTTCTTGAACCAGTTTAGAAGTAAGAGAACCAAGCTTGGATTGTTTTTTAAGGTCTGAAAAAGACATGGATTACCTCGGATTAATTGGATTGATCGGATTAAGATCACAAGAGTACTATAGCACAGCCAAATACCCTTGTCAACCTTTATTTATCTACCTTTTAAAGCAGTTTTTCTAAGACTATCAATTGTTTGTTGCATTGATTTGAATACAACATTTACATCTGGGTTTGGACCAAACCCTAAAATCTTTGCAGACTCTACCATTTGCTCTTTCATTCTTAAAGCATCTGGGTCATCAGAAAGAGATAATCTGGTATAAAGAATTTGCTGCTTTTCTAAAAGTTCAGAAAGAAGATTTATATGTTCTAATTTTTCATTAGTGTTCATAATGAAAAATGATGGAAGTTCTTTTACTATTTTCTTTTGAATATTTGCAATAGCATTCATTTCTTCTTGAACCATTTCTGAATCAAAAAAAGACATTTTACTCTCCTGTAATTGTATCCTTTAAAATCTTCTTATACTTGAACACATCGATATTTAGAAATGGTGTGTACTTCTTTATTTTTAATGAAACAGATTCCCAAATTGGATCTAAAAGTTTCTTGTCAAAATTGTTCCTGATCAGGAATATTCTATCATAGATCACTAGTGTTTCAGGTGAAATATTCCCACTCAGGAACTTTCTTAACACAGGTGGATGTCCCTTTTTACAGTCAAATGCTTGATCTAAAGTATACTCAGAGAAGAAGTTTTGAGTTTCTTGAGTAAAAAGATACTGCAAACTTTGTTGCCTCTTCA